CCCTAGACCCCCCCTATGCAAGATGCGTTCTGCATAAAGAGGTTTAGGGAGAAAGACCGAAGTCAGCGAGGCTCTCGCTGCGACCGATAGAATACATCCATAAAGGAGGATTCTAATGGATATTGCATCCATCGAATCGGACGCTTGCAAGACCATTCGCTCGCTCGGTTTCTCTAAGGAACGCACCCACTCGATTATCAATGGCCTTTCGAAGTCATTGAGATCGAACGGACCCGAATGGACGATTAGTAGACTTAATAGTCTTCGTGACTATTATGTCGACCCGTCTTCTTCGGAGTTCCCGGCATGGATCGCCAAGACTCATCGTAAAGATGGTGTCTTGCGGCCGAAGGGGTGGTTGGGCTCCATTTCTGGAGCACACACGGACTTACGAACGTGTGTGACCTTGTATTCGACAATCTCGAAGTCGATTACATTTGGCTCACCTACCTCGAAGCAGCTGTCCAAGTGGAAGGACGCTGTCATCGATCCCCCGGTTCCGAGTGATGCTGGTCTCTCGACCAGTATCGATCTTGACGCACTCGAGAGGCGTCTAGTTGAAAAGACGGTTTCCCGTCCTTTCTTCGGACCGGACGATGTGAAGGGGTCTCGTATCCCTGTGGGATACGAAACCTTCTCCATCAAGCATAAAGCAGGATATCCCGATCTCGGTGATCTTCACCGGGCTTGGGAACATTCCTTGCTGAATGCCCCTGTGGCCTCCTGGTATTTCCAGGAGCAATCTGGTGTCAACATCCCAACTGTTTCAAAACAGAAGGGTAGGGTCCTAATTAACAAATTTGTCAAGACAGCCCCTGACTCCAAGCATCGCTTGAAGTTGGACAAGTCTGGCAAGCTCGTTAAGAAGGCTGGTCGTGTTTCTGAGGTCCAGAGAGTTCCCATTGGGTCCATCTCTTTCCTTCAGCAGCCCGGAGGAAAACTCCGGACAGTTGCGAACCCTAACCGGTTCGTCCAGTGGCAGCTTGAGCCACTCGGCGAAGTACTATCAGACTGGGTTAATTCTCAGCCTGACGTGTACGTTCTCAACCAGGATGCTGGTATCCAATGGATCCAGCGTCAGCTTTCCTGTGGAAAGCACATGACCAGTGCAGATTTGTCATCTGCATCAGATACACTTGACTACAAGCAAGTAACTCGTTTACTTAAGTCAAGTGATCACCCTGCGTTAACC